TTAGGCGACTCTGCGCAGCGTCCTCTGGAAGGCTTCGATAACCCAGGGGGTGACGTCGAGCTCGTCCGCGATCGCATGCACATCCGGGCCATGAAGCCACTCCGCCCTCGCGTAGGCCTGTTCAGTGACGAGAAGGCCGGCGGCCCGCTCGTCCACCCACGCCTCAGTCTCAGGCGCACACGGCCCCTCATGCCCATACCAGGCATGGACCGCCTCATGGGCCAGAGTGCAGCGCTGCCACCGCGACGACAACCGCGCGTCAATCACGATCAACTGGTGAGCATGCCAGTAGGAGCCGGGCTTCGGATACGGCAGGAAGACCACATGCACACCCGCATCCTCGAGAGCGGCGATGAGATCAGATTCAGTCACATGACCGAGCATAGAATCACGGCGGGACGAAACCCGCGCGGAACATTTCGGATTCTATAGATTTTGACGAGCGACATGGATAGACTTAAGCCAAGATTAACAGCCGCAAAGCAATATCGATGTTTGTGATCGGACCTTTGAGAGGTCGCCAGGATTGGCCGGAACTGGGCAACCAGATCCCTCCGCCCCTTGAGGTGGTTGTGGCCCCTGGGGCCTCTCAAAGGTCCGATTTTCCATGGTAAAGGTCCTGCCACCATGGTTGGGATAGCAGGAAACTCGGATCGCCGTACATCTTGATCCCATACCCCATGATATTCCCGTTGGAGCCACGACGGATTTGATGCCCATGCCGAAGAAGAAAGCGCGCCTCTTTCTTATCTTCACTCCCGCGCTCAATCGCCCGCCTGAACATACCCAGGTACAAGTCGGCAAGCTGCAGCCCATCCCTTTCCGCCGTTCCCAGCCACCTTGGAGGCCAGAGAATGTTCTCCCAGGGAGTATTGAATGTGTTGTTGTAAGTGATGTTGTGCTCTAAATAGAGGCGGCTCTGCTTGTGATCCATATTCTTCACCGAACCGAGAATTAGACGGCCCTTTCGTGCACCACCGCGCCACCCCCGAAGCTCTTGAGCGACTCGCTCTAGCAGCAGGCGCATCGCATAGTTGTAAAAGAGATCGTTGTCATTTTTGAGGTCGGTGCTCGAGATTAGCGATCTCTTGTCGCACACAACATAAACCACCTTTACACCGGGAATAGCGGCCACCATCCGGCTAACAGCCTCTCGGCGACGTTCCTGTCTCGCGCCTCCGAAATGTTCTATCCAATGAAGTGCTCGCTTGGTGTTGATCTCTGCGCGCATTCCCATGACCGTGGCGCGTGCTTGGGGGACGCTCTCCCACGGAATCATGACCGCCGACATCCCAAACCAGTCAGTTGCCTTATCACCGAAACCCCTGCAACCTGTCTCGTCGCAGTAAATTTCAACCTCGTTCAGCCGCCCAATGTGAGCAGGGACTCCCTCAATGAACTTCGCATGTTCGGGAGTCTTAAAGGCTTCGAGGAGGGACTTCTTGGTCTCCTGCCAGTTAAAATCCGCTGAATTCAAGGGGCGCTACTTATCCTGGCTCTCTTCCCCCACATCGTTGTGGGGGTCGGGTTGTTCGTGTGGGACGCTGCGGGCAGGTCACTCATTGTCGTCCCACTCGAATTCGCGGCGCTTGACGGACTCAACCACCGTTGGTTCTCCGTGGGAGTCGAGCCAGTTACGTGTCACGTCTGCTGCCCTGGCTACGTACAGAACGGCTTCTGCCTTGAGTGGGGAGCCGGCTATCACGCCTTTCGCAACTGCGACCTTGCCACGTTCGTTAATGTGCTGCACGATCGGGAGAACGTTCGCTGATTGGACGTCAGACAGCCAGCCGATCTGGTCCTCGTCGAGGAAGACATTGACGCGCTTCTTTGCCGAATTAGGTCTGAAATCGAAATCAACTTTTAAACGCAGCCAGACCATAGCCTCACCCTCGTCAGGAACAAGAGGCCCGAGGGTGTCCATGAAGTTCTCTTCGCCAATAACCTGCATCCTGGCGCCGTCCGCGAGGACCACCTCCGCGTTGCCGGGCGGCATTCCAGCTGACTGCCATCGATCTAGTGGAGGGGTTTGGATCGTTGCGCGTGCACGAATCTCTCCCCTGTCATTTCGTGCCCAGATCCGCCCTGGAAGAGACACGCTCGTTCCCATCCGGCGCAAGATCCGTGAAACCTCGGCTGCGCGTTCACCTGGGATATATCCGACATGGTGACCTTCGCACCAGACAGCGACCGCGTACTCGTCATACGGGTTCCCGATATCCTGAGCAAGCTGCAGTTGTACATCGCGATCCGCGCCAGCGGATGAATGGAACCCGACCTCTCGACCGAGCAGAGCAACGTAGCTCTCGGCACGCGCGAATTCACCGACAACTTCTATCCGCTCTGCCGTTCGCCCCCAGACGAGTGCTGGTTCCGCGTCGGGAAGCGTCGGCCTGTGCTCACGGATGATCGGTGCATCGGGTGCTTCGGCGGGAAGCTCGAACACCGTCGTGCCGTAGAGCTTCGCCACGTGGTTGGCGTAGCTGGGGACGATATCTGGATTGTTTGGAACCCAGATCTCGGTTCGCCGTCGGCTCGTCAAAATCACAACTCGAGCCACCAGCCCTCGCCGCCCTGCCTCCCGATATCTGCGATGCACAATTGCCTTGTTCTCGAGAGCGAAATAGCCGATCGTTGTCCCGTCAAGCAATGCTCTGATCGCCTCTCGGTCGTGACTGTTTCTCGGTTCTGGCTTGATTTCAACGTAGCCATGGAGGACAGCTGTGTCGCTTTGGTCGAAATAGCCGGGCAGTAGTCTTTGCGCAATCTGCCAGACTTCTCGCTGGTTCCAGTTGAGAAGATAGAGGGTCGGGTGGGCCTCGCCGTCGTGATACTTCTGCAGTCTGGAATTGGCGAGAACCAACGGACGTCCAGAGGACGTGCGGCGGACTGGAGGGGCGGGGCGTCTCTGGTCTTGGACCTGTGGAGGATACCCCGCGGAGTCTCCACCCTTATTCTTCTCGGACTTCTTGCGGCCGTACTTCCACCATAGGAGGGCGGCAACAATCGCTATTGCCAGGATCGTTTCCATACATATTCACCTGTCTTGGTTGCCTTCCCCTACACCTTTGTGGGGGTCTGGTTGTTCATGTGGCGATGCTGCGGGCGTGTAGTCGGTTTGCTGGGCTTCGGCGAGCTTCTGGCGGGCGATCTCGTCATAGGCCATCGCATCCGGGTTGGTGGGGAGTGTGGTGGTTCCGAGGCGCATGGTGCCGAGTGTTTGGCGTGGTTGGACGAGGAGGCGGATGAGTTCGTCGACGGCGGCGCGTTCGCGTTGGGTGAGCATGTTGGCTTCGGCCGGCGGACTATACGGCTGAATGGTTTGCTGACCCATCCCCAGTTGTTCAGAAACCCACGCTTCGGTCACGCGGAGTGCACGAGCAAGGCCTGCGATGGTATCTGGATGGACCGAGCGACGATGACCCGCGAAGGCGCGTTGGATTGTTCCGTGCGAGACGCCGGCGGCTTCTGCGATCTTGCGATAAGAGTTTAATCCGACTTTATTTGCCGCACTTCTCCAGGGTTCAGGCATTTCACTCATGAGCCAAGCATCCTTCGTCAGCTGGTTAGCGTCTAGTGACCAGTGTAAACGCACCGTTTACAAATTACATCAATGTAACTCCACTTTCGCCTGCTATTGAGCGACCTTTGCACGTTGACGTTGTAAACGGTGCCGTATACAGTATTGCTATCCGCCATCCACGCGTTTACATTAGGAGCCATCAACATGACACGTAACCATTGGAGCTTTACCGTGAAACTCATCAGCAAGGAAACTCTGAGGCAGTTCCTCAAGTTTCGCGACATGTCCTATGGGCAGCTCGCAAAAAGAGTGGGTTGCTCAAAGTCCCTCATTGGCCTACTGGCCACCGGGCGGCGCACCGGCACAAGCGTCGACATCGCAAAAGCAATCTGCAGAGAGCTCGACGTGCCCGTGGAATCTCTTTTTTTGCCCGTACTGTCTAGCGGATCGTGCACCGCCAACCGTGAAGCGGTGTCGGCATGACCAGGATCGCGTTCTCACGCAAAGAGGCAGCCGAAGCTGTCGGGCTCTCAGGAGACACTCTCCGGCGCGCTATCGAAGCGGGAGACCTCCACACGTACCGCCCCCACATCGGCGGCCGCGAAATCAACAAAGAACTGATCCTCGCAACCGAGCTCGAGCGGTGGGTCACCAACAGCCCCCGCACATAAAGACTGTCCCCGCCTGCGCGAACAGACGGGGACACAAGAAACAACTCTCAACACAAAGGATACCGCAATGAAGACCTTCCTCATATCAGGCGCTCTGTTCCTCGTGAGCACCGGCCTCTGGGTCACCCACCTCCCCAGCCCCAACCCCGTCAACGGAAGCTTCCTCGTCATGTGTGCAGCGGCCGGAATGACCCTCCGCGCACTCCACGAAATCGAGGCCGATCATGCCTAAGCACCTCACCCCGCCCACTCCCCAGGGAGGTATGTACCTCACCGATTTGGAATTTGACCTGGTTCGCGCGATCCGCGCCTGGCAGCACAACCCCAGCAAGGACAACTTCCGGGCGGTCCATGCCGCGTTCTTCAAAGCCGCACCCCTCGCAAAAGCCACCATCGGTCGAGTCCGTCCGCGCGGCCGCCACGCAAGGACCACATCATGAGCCCCCTCACGACCATCGTCACTGTCGATGGAGAGATCGAAATCAGCCACCACGACCAAACCACCACGATCCATCCGTATGCCGCAAGGTCCCTCGGCCTGCAACTCCTCGCGCAAGCAGACCTCGCCCTCACCCAACAAGCCAGAAATTACTCAGCCCGAATGAAAGAGAAGAACGCATGACCAGCATCGACGACATCGTCACCGAATACACACTCATCAAAGCCCAAGCCGATTCCGCTACGAAACGGCTCAAGGAGCTGCGCGAGCAGATCCTCACCCGCCTCCCCAAAGGCGGCGACGTCGCTGGAGTCAAAGTCTCCGTCACCCGCCCGAAGTCCATCGACTGGGTGAAGGTCGAGCAGGCCTTCCCCGCCGTCGCCTACCCCCAGATCTACGCGCAGGCACTCGACCGTGACGCCGTGAAGCAGTTCGTCTCCCCCGCCGTCCTCGACGGCTACGCCACCGAGGGCTCCCCGAGGATGACGATCAAATGAGCCAGCCGCTCTCCCTCACACCCATCAACGCCCCCACCCCCACCGGGGCGACGGTTCAGACGCTGACGCCCATCACGCCGACCACTGGTGAGACCGGGCCAGGGAAAGGCATCGAACGCGACCGGTGGGGACGGCCACTCATCATCCCACCCACCGGCGGGAAACCAGTCCCCTACACGCGTTGCACCACCTTCGTGAGCTCTTTAGATGACAAAGAGAACCTCATGAAATGGAAAGCCCGCATGACCGCCATCGGCATGGCGCAACGTGACGACCTCATCCTCCAAGCCAGGGCCGCCGACCCTGACGACAAGAAGACCCTCGGGAGGATCGCCGAACAGGCCGCCGAACATGCCGGTTCAGCTCAGCGGGCCACGATCGGGACCGAACTCCACGCCCTGACCGAGCGTCTCGACCGCGGCGAGACACTCCCTCACATGGGGGCCTGGCAGGCCGACCTTGATGCCTACCAGCGCGAAACCAGCCGGGCCGGACTCGACCCGGTCGAGATCGAAACGTTCACCGTGAACGATAGCCTCAAAATCGGTGGCACCTTCGACCGCGTCTTCGAGGTCGGCGGACGCAGATTCATCGGCGACCTCAAAACCGGGTCGAGCCTGGATTGGGGTACAGGGACGTTCGCGATGCAACTCGCCGTCTACGCCAACAGCCTCCGCTACGACCTCACCACCGGGGGGCGCTCCAGCCTCGACGTGTCCACCGATCACGCGATCCTCATCCACCTCCCCGCCGGCACCGGGAAATGCGAAATCTATTGGCTCGACATCGCCCGAGGCTGGGCGAGCGTCTCCCTCGCGGCTGCTGTCCGTGAATTCCGAAAGATCAAACGCGACACGTGGCTGCGCCCCTTCCAACCCATTCGACTCCCAACAATCGAAGCCAAAATCCAGGCCGCCACCAACATCGGCGACCTCACCGACATCTGGGCCGACCACCACCACGAATGGACCAGCGACCTCACAGCACTCGCGGCCCGGAAGAAGGCGTCACTTCAGAGCGCCAACCCGAACCTGACCACCCTCAACTAACTCAACAAGAAAGAAAAGAATCATGACCGCAATGAACCCCTTCGCGACGATCCCCTCCCCATCTGACGGGATCACCTGGGCAGACGTCAACGGTGCCCTCCTCATCATCCGCCCCACCTCGATCGAAGCAGGTATACAAACATCGTTCGGTGCAGCCGATGCTGTCCGAGCTGACGTGTGGGTCGTCGACGGACCTTCAGCTGGAGAATTCCACGACGACACCCTCGTCTTCCCCAAGCTCCTCCAATCGCAGTTGAAATCCCGCATTAACCAGGTCGTGCTCGGACGCCTCACCCAAGGCCAGGGGAAGCCAGGCCAGTCAGCACCTTGGCTCCTGGCTGAACCGACTGCGCAGGATGTGCAGGTGGGGATGCAGGCGTGGGAGCGGATCCAGGCTGGAGGCCAGCCCTCGCCCACCCAGCAGGCTCCTGTCCGGCAGATGCCAGTCCAGCAGGCTCCTCAGCCGACCACACTCCAGCCCCAGGCGCAGGCGCAGGCCGGTTGGGGACAGCCCCAGGCACAGCCCGGTTGGGGACAGCCAGACCAGCAGGCACCCGTAGCGGACACGACCCCGCCCTTCTGAGCAACCACCACCGCTAGCCAGCGGTAAGCGCTGACGGTCCCTGCCCCGGTTCGACTCCGGGGAGCGCACAAAGAACGAAACAACGACCAAGAGGAGGCCGGTATGAACAGTTACGATCTTGCACGCGAGTTCACCGACGACAACGAATCCATACTCGAACTCTGGCAAACCCTGAACCGCGCCAACACCGCAGCAGCTGAGACCGAAGCCCGCCTCGCAACGGTCGAAGCACTCAAAGCCACCGCCCACTGGTACGCACAACAGGGCCACCCGATCTTCCCCTGTGTCCCCGGGGAGAAACGGCCCGCCACCACACACGGCTTCAAAGACGCCTCTCTCGACCCTGCACAAATCGAAGCATGGTGGACCCACATTCCCACAGCCAACATCGGCCTCCCCACCGGCCACCAGTTCGACGTCATCGACGTCGACGACGTCGGTGCACTCGACCAAGTCATCGCCTTCATCCGCGACGGCCACATCCCCACCCCCACCGGGCTCGCGACCACACCACGCGGCTACCACGTCTACATCCCCGCCACAGGCCTCGGCAACTCCACCAACGTCATCCCCGGCGTCGACTACCGAGGCGCCGGCGGATACGTCCTCGCCGCACCCTCCCGCCTCACAAACGGCGGCAAATACCGGTGGTCCTGGACCAACCTAGGAGCAAACTAGTGGACTACACAAGCAACCCCTTCTTCTCCAACATGGTCAAGGCAAGGGCCACCGAACAGTCGAACCCTTTCACTCCCCCCACGACAGGCGGGCCCTCGAACTACGGCACCGCTGCACTCACGAGCGAACTCGACATTCTCGCGGGCACGATGCCTGGCGGACGCAACCACCAACTCAACAAATCCGCGTTCGCGATCAGCCAGCTCATCGCCTCCGGCCACATCGACGCCGCACTAGCCTGGGATGCCTTATCAGATACGGCCCGCAGGATCGGCCTGACCGAACACGAAATCCAAGCCACACTCAAATCCGCATACAGGGCAGGCTCCACCCAGCCTCGCCAGGTCGACGAGCTGAGGACGCCTGACACGGTCGTGCTCCAACCAGTCCCCGCACAACCACCCACCCCCACGGTCGACGCACCGGAAGGTGAAGAAGATGTTCGGGAGCCGGAGACCATCGAAGAAGCCGTCCGCCAGAACCTGCCCATCCTCGACTGGCACGACCTGTGGGAACAAGACGAAGAAGAGGAATGGATCCTCGAACCCCTCATTGCCAAACGCCGCGGAATCGTCATCTACTCACCACCCAAAGTCGGCAAGTCCCTCTTCTCACTCGAGATGGCCGTCCACATCTCTCTCGGCGACTCATGGCTCGGCACAGAGATCGACGCACCCCACAATGTCCTCTACGTCGACTTCGAAAACGACCCACGAGGCGATACCAGGGCACGCCTCCAAGCCATGGGATACGGCCCCCACGACCTCCAGAACCTCAAGATGTTATCGTTCCCCACCCTCCCCGGACTCGATACCAAGAACGGCGCCCAGCAACTCCTCGCCGCCTGCCAGGTCTACGACTGCGACATCGTCATCATCGACACCATCTCCCGCGCCGTCGACGGCGACGAAAACGAAAACGACACCTGGCTCGCCTTCTACCGCCACACCGGCCTCCTGCTCAAACAGAACGAGATCACCATGGTCCGCCTCGACCACACCGGCAAAGACGAATCGAAAGGGCAACGAGGAGGGTCCGCTAAATCCGGTGACGTCGACGCGATCTGGAAACTATCCAAGGTCACCGAAGACGGATCCAAACTGCAGCTGAAGCTCGACGACTCACGGATGCAGATCACCGACCGGACCTTGATCCTCGACAGGATGACCGAACCTCGCCTGTTCCACAAGGTTGCAGGCGCCGGGCAGATGGCGGCCTGGGACGCCAAGGTCAACGAGATCATCGACGTCCTTGACGATCACGCAGCCGAGCACAACATCGGCCGAGGCAAAGCCCGCGACCTCCTCAAGGTCCTCGGCATCGGCGCCTCCAACGAAGTCCTCACCGAAGCAATCAGGCAACGCAAGACCCGGCCCTACGCGATCCCAACCTTGTCAATCGAGGAGGGATGAAAGCCATGGAATCGACCAGAAAAACTGTCCGGAAGTCCCGCGGACAGGTCACCGAAAAACACCTGACCGAAAACGCGACGGACAGGTCGCGGACAGCACTAAAGGAAAGGCTCGAAACGGCTCTGTCATACGCGAAAGTCCTGTCCGTCGAAACTAACGGACAACGGCGGTCAGATCGTCTCGGTGCACCTGTCCGTTTTTCCGCACCCCCTAGGGGTGCGGGAAACGGGCACCCCGGACAGCACCCCGATTCCAAGAGAAGAAAACACATGTCCCAGAAGCTCCAGGAAACCGAATGCACGAAGTGTGGGAAGCCACTCACCACCACCCGCGGCCTCATCACCCAGCAGTGGGACCTCACCCCAATCAGCCGAAGCGAAGCATTCTGGGTGGCGCTCCTCCACGGCCCAGTCCTCAGCATCACCCACGCAGCCAAGACCTGGCGAGCAGGACTCGACCGCAACCAGATCGATATCCCAACACATCGAGACACCGCCACCCACTGGCTCCCTATCCACCAATGTTGGTCCCCACCACTCCCCGGAGCCGGAACCCCCATCAACCTCACCCCACCCGGACAGGCAGTCGAGCCGGACCTGTTCAACCAGCCGGCAGACGAGCTGCCGCCCTACTAGGAGACGCAACTATGACTTTCCGGATCCCCGAGTACCCCTTCTCAACCGACAACGTCCGCCGCGCCTTCATCGGCTGGCACCTCGAGCCCGACGGCAACATCGCCCTCGGTAATTTCTTCGACCGATGGCTCCAGCGCGTGAAAGAACACGCCTGGGACGAAGGCTCCCGGGCCACGGCCTCCGCCGTCCTCAACCTCACCGAGGCCACGAACCCTTACCGACAGGAGACAGACACATGATCACCGACTACCGCCACGTGCGCGGCCCAGCCTTTGACGATGACTGCCAGTGTCATTGCTCTGGCCGTGCCGCCGACATGCAGGATGCTCTGGACGAGATTCACGTCCTGCTGGACGGGCAGGCCGCTTCGACAATCACGGATACGCTGCTCGACCAGGTGCGCGAACAGGCGGACCGACGATGAGCACACTCACCATGACAGACATGTTCTGTGGTGCCGGCGGGAGCAGCACTGGCGCGATCGCTGTCCCCGGCATCGAAGTTCGCACCGCCATGAACCACTGGGCGCGCGCGATCGAAACACACAACACTAACCATCCCGACACCGACCACGTGCAAGCCGACATTTCCCAGGTCGATCCGCGCCTCGTCAACCACAGCGACATTCTCTGGGCGTCCCCCGAATGCACCAACCACTCCAGCGCGAAAGGACAGAAGCGCGTCACCGGACAAGGCGCGCTCTTCGGCGACCGCGTGATAGACCCAGCGGCGGAACGCTCCAGGGCGACCATGTGGGACGTACCCCGGTTCGCGGAATACCACGACTACAGGCTCATCATCACCGAGAACGTGGTCGAAGCTGGCCGGTGGGTCATGTTCGATGCGTGGCTTCACGCCATGCACTCCCTCGGATACGAGCACCACATCGTGTACCTGAACTCAATGCACGCCCAGCTGGGAGGCGACCCTGCACCGCAGTCACGCGACCGCATGTACGTGTTCTTTTGGAAGGGCATCCCGCGACCGGACTTCGAGCTACTGCGACCCATGGCGACGTGTGCGACGCATGGCGTCGTACGGGGCGTGAAGGCGTGGAAGAACCCGGAGAAGCGTTGGGGACGTTACGGGGCGCAGTACACGTACCGGTGCCCTCATGCGGACTGCGATTATCGGGAAGTCACTCCTGCGACGCGGCCTGCTGCGACGGTCATTGACTGGAATTTGCGGGGAACGAAGATCGGCGAACGTACTCGCCCGCTTGCCACGAAAACCCTCGCCCGCATCCAGGCTGGACTTGACAGATACGGGCGCAGGGTTGGGCCGCTGATTGTCAATCATGTGTCTGGCAGTGACGTGTCGCGGAGTGAGCCGGCGTTCCACTCGCCGCTGCGGTCGATCGTCGCGGGCGGGATGCACGAGTCGGTGCTTGTCCCGGATGGCGTGGACTTGGACGGGCTGATTGTGACGCTTAGGGGCACAGCTCCGGAGCAGGTTGCGGCGAGTTCGCGCCCGGTCATGGAGCCGATGACGACGGTCACTGCGGGCGGCATGCATCACGCGCTTGTAACCCGACACTTCGGGGCGACGCATAACCCGGCGCATCTCTCGAAGCCTGCGAGTGAGCCCCTGGGGACTCTGACTGGGAGTGGTAATCAGTCGATCACAACCTGGGTTGAGAGTCCGCCGAAGATCGAGGAGTGCGAGTTCCGCATGTTGGAGCCGTACGAGCTCACGTGGGGGATGGCTTTCCCGCGCGACTATGTGATGACGGGGAATAAGCGGGAGCAGGTGAAGCAGGCTGGGAACGCTGTGACGCCGCCGGCTGCTCGTGACCTGCTGATGGTGGGGACGATGGAGCTGGTCGCATGAGCCGCAATAGGGCGTCGGCGAAGAAAGCTGGCACGCAAATGGAGACCCTTGTAGCGGGCTACCTCGCCGCGCATGTGGATGACCGGATAGAGCGTCGTCGTCTCAGCGGCAGCAAGGACAGGGGCGACATCGCTGGTCTACGCCACATGGGCGGCCGTGTCACCGTCGAATGCAAAAACACGACCCGCCACGACCTCGGCACCTGGGCTGCGGAGGTGGAGATCGAGCGAGGCAACGACGACGGCCTCGCAGGCATCATCGCTCACAAGCGCCACGGTAAAGGCCGGGCAGAGGACCAGTGGATCACCATGACCCTCGGCGACCTCGTCGCCCTACTCACCGGCAACCGGGACCACCTCGAGGAGACACCATGAGCGCGCAAGCGCTGCTGACAGAGACCGGCGAGATCCTAGCCTGCCCCCATTGCGGCGAGGTTGAGGCGACCGTGTGGATCCCGGAAAACAACCATGGGGTGGACCGGTCACGGTGCGTCGCTCAGAGGTTGCGTCGCGCCCAGCTCAAGTACGCGGTACGGAACGGGCTGGATCTCGACCCGTTTACGAGTCGGGCTCAGCAAGTTGGACTCAAACCGGAGCAGATCATTAACGATGCGCTTGCCGAGCTCCCGTCACTGTGTGTGACGTGCCGGCATAACAAGAAAAAGTACGGGGATTATTGCTCAACCCACAAGGAGACGCCGTGAGTGCCGACCGGTTCGCAGCCCACATGCCTCCACACATCCGGCCCGAGTTCGTCCGCTGGCTCGCCGAACGAGACCGAAAGACCGGCCTCCGGGCATGGCGGGACGGACACAGCCACGGCTGGCACGAAGCACAAGACAACAACGAAGAAGCACTGAAAGGAAAGAACCAATGAGAAACGACGATGTGATCGAACAGGCGACGAGGGTTCTCTCGCGGGCGTGGGGGAACATGGCCACGAACGACTCTCTGGGTCGCCAAAGAATGCTCGCTTGCGCTCTCGCGGACGCGGGTCTGCTCGCACGAACACCACCCAGCCGAGAGCAGATCGCGATGGCAATCTACGAGGTCCTGGACTCCCAGTATGGCGACTTCTGCATCCCGGACGACGCAGCTGACGCGGTGCTCGCCCTCATGAAAGGACAAGACCGATGACTGATATCCAGGCCTGGCTGGACCAGGTGGGGGCGCGTCTGGACGCGGTGAGGCGTGAACCGGCACAGGAGGACCGCGACCGCGACAAAGAATCTCAAGCGTGGTCTGACCTTTACGAGCACGCCCCAACCGACCTAGCGCGAGCACACCACATCATCACCCGCATGGTCCGGGCCGCCGAGAACCACCCAGACCCGTGCGACGAGCACCCCGAGGGTGACGTGATCACGTGTGGCTGGAAAAGCGCCTACGCGAGCGTCATCTGGGCAATGAAAGGAACACACCGATGAGAGCATTCATCGACCACGGAGAGCTGAGAATCGTGTCTGGGAATCAGACCTACCGGACTCTGATCCCGAGCCTGAACGCAAAGAACCTTGCCAGGGAACTCCGGCGCGCCCATCGGGCTCCGAAAGAGAAGCGGTGGGCATGGCCTGGTGGTGGCTCATTCACCATCTACGCCACCCCATCCGACCCCCATCCGATGATCGTCTTGCATGACCGTCACGAGATCGAACCGACCGTGCTTGAGCTTCAGCAGCTCATCGAGACCTTGGAGAACTACGGGAGGACACGATGACTGAGACCTTTCGCGATGACGAGCTCTTCACGGTCTACGAGCTGACCATCACTTCGAAGATTGTTCGCTCCACTGGCGAGAGCGTGATCGGGATCGAAGAGGAAGGCGAAACCGACCTCGTGATGAAACTCGGGATGATCCGCCTGGCCGAGGACACGCTCCTACACTCCCCCGACGACGACGATGAGGAAGACGATGACTGATCTCGATATCACCCGCACCCAGCTCGAAGAGCTCATAGCCTGGTGGCCAGACCTAACCGACCATCAAGCCACCCTGTATGGATTGACAGGACACAGCGTCGACATGGCCGGCGTCCGGACCATCGGCTCCTCCCCAGTGGAAACCGCAGTCCTGCAGACTCTACGTACCCAGACGCTAATCGAAGAGCTCGAAGTGCTTGCCGCAGAATGGGCATGGCGCGGGTTCCGACTCGACGGACCCATTCTCCTCTTCTTGCATGCTCGCCTCCCGTGGGCTGCAGCACGCTATCCCATGGACCATGCCACTGACCTGATCGCCAGAGCTCATTCCATCGTTCGTGTCCTCACTGGGCATGCGCCCCGTCCCACAGGACACAGTTGCCCAGGCTGTGGAAAAGACCAACTCCTCGTCGTGGAGGACGAGCGGCTGCGCTGTGATACGTGCGACCTGACGCGCACACCAGATGAGGTTCTGGCACTGACCCGGTGGAGACTTATCGCCAATCAGACGCTCGTCACCAGAAAGGAGGCAGCAGAGATCCTAGGAGAGCCTGAGAACACTATCAAACAGCGCATTCGACGCCGCCAACTCGAATACGAACTGGTCGAAGGCACGCGCCACTACAACCTTGGAGACCTCAACAAAAATCATGTACCCTAAAAACGTGGGCGAAGCACACTCTCAATGATGAGGGAAGATCGTCGCAAGACCCCTAACATCGAGAGTTCTGGCTGAAGCGTTGGAGTGGCCCGCCTGTTTGAAGCGAGGATTTATGGCGAGCCGAGACTGCTGGAGTTGCGGCATTCATTCCCACATGAGCATTCATGGCTCACCCATTCGAACCAATGACGAACGATACTGGTGGCGCCCCTACTCCTGTGACGCCTGCAAGGCCCTATCGGTCGCGCGCGTGCGGAACTTTACCCTACAGCTTCGAGGGCAAACACGGGCTCCCACGTCGCCCGAAGAAGCCTCCTCCGGATGGCCATCCGAGATTACTGACTGGTACCCACAGGAATCGCTCGGCAGGAGGTTTGACGACGTGCCCGAACACATCTCCGACGCCGCCTCCGAATCCTATGCCTGCTATCAAATCCGGTCCTACCGCGCAGCCATTCTCATGGCCCGCTCCGTCGTCGAGGCGGTCGCCAAGGACAAGGGCGCCACCACCGGCAACCTCTACAAGAAGATTGACAAGCTAGCTGACGACCGGATTATCAGCCCCCTCACGGCCGAGACCGCCCACGAGATCCGGTTCATGGGCAACGACATGGCCCACGGTGACTTCGTAGCCCCAGTGAGCGAGGATGAGTGCGACGACCTCCTCAACTTCATGTCGTCACTACTCGCCGAGGTTTATCAAACGCCGGCTAAACTATCGCGACACAGAGAGGTGCGTGCACTGAGGAAGGTGCAAGCCCCCGCGGAATAGGAGGTTGGGATGAGGCGCTGTCCTGGCACCCGATGCCCCGAGCTGATCCCCGACCACCGCACCTATTGCCTCACTCACGCCAGGGAGTATGAGGCCCGACGTGGTACTCGCACCAAGCGCGGTTATGACACCTACCATGAGCGTGAGAGGGAACGGGTCGCCAGGCAAGTGCAGCGCCTCCAAGCGCATTGCAGATGGTGCGGACTTGTCGTCTTACCAACTGAACCTTGGGACCTTGGACATTCCGATGATCGCAGATCGTGGACTGGCGCTGAACATTCACGTTGCAACAGATCCGAAGCAGGAAGAAAAGGCTCAAAGTTTCGCAATTCTTGAGACTTAGACGCGATTTCGAAGCGAGTTCTGCGCGCAGAATCGTTGGACGTGAACTGTTTGAGCCGTACAAGTTCCATTGTACCCCAGGGGGAGACCCCTAAGTTGCGCTACGGTAGGACCGCTGGAGAGGAGACAAACCTCAGCGAGGGGTTCAAAAGTTTCCACTATCAACTACTTCTGCTCCTTTTCTCGTATTCGCCCTTTCCGGGATGGAGCGACTCCTCCCCGGCTTAGCTTCGGGCGCGACGCTCGAAGGTGGGAGGTGTGCCATGTCCAGTGGAGGCGCCCGAAACAGGTCTGGGCCGCAGCCAGATCCAAACTCTGCCACGTCGGAGAAGCGTGGCCTTGTCCTCACATCATTGCCGGAGGACGGTTATAGCGGTCGTGTGCCGGCGTTTCCTATCCCGAACCTGATGACGGACGACGAACGGCCGAAGGTCCATGCGATCTCGAAACGGGAGAAGGTCCTGTGGAAGCGTTATTGGAAGCTTCCCCAGGCCGCGGCTTGGATTGAGGACGAGTGGCGGTGGGAAGCTCTCGCGCTCATGTGTCGTCTCGAGGCGACTGCGGAGCTGAACCCGTCTCGGTCGGCGACTCTTGTCGGTCAGCTGCATCGGTTCCGTGACCAGCTGGGCCTCACCCCTGCCGGTCTTCGTGAGAATGGCTGGCAGATCGGTGGTGCGGCGAACGCTCCGCGTGAACCTGTCCGCTCTGCTCGACCGTCCGGAGGTTCCCGTGATAGGGCTCTCCGGGTGGCAACGTGACTGCGGCCGCGGAATGGCTCGCTGACTGGATAGTTGATTTCCCTACGCTCGGCTTCTTGAAGGCGGATTGGGTTGAGGCCCACTGCTTTGTTGCTGACGGCTGGTCGATGGGTGCCCCGTTCATGGAGGTGGGGTGGCAGCTGTGGTGCAGCTTGAATCATTACCGAGTCAAGGAGTCCGCGGAGTGGAATCCTGAGCGCCCTGTTGGTGCTCCGAACTTCACCAACCGCCGCAGTCTCGTCATTGGTCCACAGAAGCTTGGCAAGAGCCCGTATGCGGCGGCGACGATCGCGTATGAGGCTGTTGGTCCGTGCATCTTCGCTGGCTGGGCACAGAAGGGTGACCGCTACCGGTGTATCGACCATGGCTGCGACTGCGGATGGGAATACACCTATGAAGTCGGCGAGCCGATGGGTATTCCGCGACCCATGTCGAATATTCAGTTGCTCGCCACGTCCGAGGATCAGACCGACAACGTGTATCGGCCTTTGCAGGAGATGATCCGTCGCGGGCCGCTCGTGGGTCAGATGCGGGTTCGCGAAGGGTTTATTCGTTTGCCGAACGGTGGGCGGATCGATCCAATCACATCCGCGCCTAACTCGAAACTCGGCGCACCGATTCATTTCGCTGTGGCGGATGAGTCGGGGATTTATACGGGCAAGTTGAAAAAGGTCTGGCAGACCATGCGGCGCGGCCTGGCAGGCATGTCGGGACGCTCGCTCGAGCTGACGAACCCATATGATCCGATGGAAGATTCCTCAGCGCAGGTGACGTTCACGTCGCGGTCGACTGACGTGTTCCGGTTCTACCGGCGACCTCCGGTCGGGCTGGACTTCCGGAAGAAGTCTGAGCGCAGGAAGATCCTCGAGCACGTCTATGCTGGGTCCCCTTGGGTTGACTTGAACTCGATCGAGGCGGAGGCCGCGGAGCTGTTGAACGAGGATCCGACCAGTGCGATGCGGTTCTTCGGGAACATGCTCGTTCAGGGTCTCGGCTCGTTCATGCAGGAGAAACTGTGGGATGACCGCACGGCCGACGTGGACGTTCCCGCCGGGTCGCAGATCGCGCTTGGTTTCGACGGGTCGCGTTCGGGAGACTGGACTGCGTTACGGGCTGAAACGAGCGACGGGCACCGGTTCACGCCCACCTATGGTCCTGATGCGCGTCCTGCGTTCTGGAATCCTGTCGAGTGGCCAGGTGAGCGGATCCCGCGCGGCGAAGTCGATACAGCAGTGCGTGAGATGTTCGACCAGTACAAGGTTTCCCGCTTCTACGTGGATCCTCGGCATTGGGAGACGCAGGCGGACGAATGGGCGGCGGAGTTCGGCGAGGATCGAGTGGTCCAGTGGCCGACAAACCAGATCAAGCGCATGTTCGAAGCCCTCTCACGTTTCCAGGAGGACCTGCACGAGGGCCTGACGACACACTCTGCAGATGTGACCGCGAAGACGCATGCGCTGCATGCTCGGAAGATTGCGAAGCCTGGTGACCAGTACATCCTTGGTAAGCCGGCCGAGCACATGAAGATCGACATTCTGATGGCTGATGTCCTTGCCCACGAGGCGGCAGCCGACTCTCGCGCGACTGTGTGGCGGGAGGCGAGCAAGGACCGACGCGTCATCGTATTCTAAAAGGAGGGCCTCATGGCTGAGCTGACCAGGGATGAGGACAATCTGGTGAGGGAGCTCAGCTCCCAAGCGAAGAGCCTCGCAATGAGAGACAAGCGGAACCTTGCCTACTACGACGGTGTGAACCGTCTGACCCATCTGGGCATTTCGGTTCCGCCGAAGATGCAGGTGCTTGAGGTGGTCGTGAACTGGCCGCGGGTGGTCGTGGAGGCGATCGGTGAACGGTCGGACGTGAAGACAATCCGCCGCGGTGGGGCTCTCGGCGCGGACGAGGATCTGCTCGAGCTTTTCGACGCGAACAACCTCGCTGCTCAAATGGTCATGTTCAATCGTGACAAGCATGTTTTCGGTCGTGCTTTCCTGTCTGTCGGTTCGAATGAGGACGACCCAGATTTCCCACTCATCACGGTGGAGTCGCCTCGTGAGATGTCGGTGAAAGTCGATCGCCGGTCTCGGCGGATCACTGCGGCCTTTAAGCAGGTCCAGGAACCCGGCAGTGTTCTCGGCCAGATGCAGACGTTCGGAGTCCTGTACTTGCCGAACACGACGATCTGGTTGAGTCGAGAGGGCGGCGGCTGGAAGGTCGAAGACCGTGACCAGCATGGTCTGGGGCGTGTCCCTGTCATCATGGCGCTCAATCGTCAGCGGACAGGGATGTGGACGGGCCGGTCGGAGATGGCGGATGTCATTCCGATTTCTGATGCTGCTGTCCGGACGCTGACGAATCTTCAGCTCGGCCTGGAGGCGGCCGCTCTGCCCCGTAAGTGGGTGATCGGCGCGTCCGAGAATGATTTCGTGGACCGTGAAGGTAATCCGATCACGAAGTGGGAGTCCTATTTTTCGTCGGTGTGGGCGCTGGCGAATGAGAACGCGAAGATCGGTCAGATGCCGGGCGCTGACCTTTCTGGCTTCCATGACACCGCTTACCTGTATGGCAGGCTCGCCGCGTCGGTGACTGGGTTCCCTGCCTCCTATTTCGGTCACGTGACCGGCAACCCTCCCCAAGAGGGCGCGATCCGTGCCGAGGAGGCTCGCCTGGTGAAGACGGTCGAACGGTCGAACGGTGAGTCTGGGAAGGCGCTTGCGTGGGCGCTGGACACTGCTGAACGTTTCCGGACGAATGAGTGGCCGGCGGGCAACCGGACGGTCGTTGAGTGGCATGATCCGGGCACTCCGACGGTGGCTCAGCGTGCCGACGCATTGCAGAAGATGGCTGGCGGTGTCCCCATCCTGTCGCGTGAGGGCGCATGGGATGAGATGGGCTGGTCGGAGCCGCGCATGCAGCGCGAACGGGAGCGGTTCGAGATGCAGGACGCTGATCCGGCGATTCAGGCGCTGATGACGAAGGTGGATGGTCTTGGCTGACATCCCTCGTCCAGCCGTCGAGCATTACGAGCTGATCCTCGTGTTGCAGGCTGACGCGATCGGGTTGGCTCGCCAGACGTGGCGCAATGTCGCCCCGAACGCGATCGACGCGTCGTTCCAGGCGCAACTGCCCAGCCTCGTTCGTGAGGTGCAGGACCTGCGGTGGGCCGCGGCACTCGAAGGTTCCGCCTATGGCGCCTTCACGCTCGCCGACCAAGGCACATACGTACCGCCGAGCGACTTCACCGACATCGACGGCCTGATCATGGCGACCCCGAACAACGGGGTCGTTGCGGACGAGCTGTCGGTCTCAACGATTCGTGCGAAGCAGGCTATCACCCGGTCGGGGACGACTCAGGGAATGCTTGCGGGACGGGATGCGCTGGCTGGGATTCTTGCGACGATGATCGCGGACACGGCCCGGCAGGCGTCTGGGGTTGACCTCGTGACCCGGTCTGGTATCGGTTACGTGCGGATGTTGAATCCGCCGTCGTGTGGCCGGTGCGCGACTCTCGCCGGGCGGTTCTACCGGTGGAATCAGGGCTTTGCCCGTCATCCCCGTTGTGACTGCGTGCATGTGCAGACAGAGACCAAGAGCGTGGACGGGGCAAAAGCGGAGGGTCTGATCGATGACCCGTACGAGTACTTCGAATCATTGTCTGATGCCGAGCAGGTCCAGCGTTTCGGTAAATACGAGTCGCAGGCTATCCGCGATGGTGCCGACATCTTCCAGGTCGTGAACGCGCGTCGCGGCCGGAAGGGCATGTATACGACGGAGGGGACGACGAAGCGTGGCGCTTTCCGGCGTGCGAATCAGAAGTTCTCGAAACGCGCCACACCGGAGCTGATCTATCGGAACGCCGAGAAGTGGGGGCTCGACCGGGAAGGCACCCGGGCGCTGCTCCGCACGAACGGCTACATCCTTCCCGGTGGGCAGAACCCTCGCGGGTCGATCCGTGGCCAAGTCGAAGGGTATGGGCAGATGGGCGCGGGCGGGATGCGCCGTAAGGCCTCCCAGGCCGTCATTGATGCACGCCTGTCCGGTGTCCGTCAGCCAGGCAACCTCTACACGATGACTGCGGCCGAGAGGCGAGTGGCTGATGCGGAGTGGGCGTGGCGGGAAGTCCAGCTCGGCCGGAACCCGTGGACGTCGGCAGCGACGGAGAGACGGTGGGGACGCCCCGCGATCTCTCCCGACTATCCACTGACGCCCGATATCGCCGCCTCAGTCGAGGCGTCCTACCGGTACTGGCTGGCCCGTGGCGGCCAGATCTACACCAGATAAGACTCAACCAACTTGAGCTCCTGTCCGCGATGGGCTGGGGCTTATCCAGCGATTGGAGAATCAATGTCCGAACAGAATCAAGAGACTCCCGGCCAGCAGGGCGATCCAGAGGGACTGGGAGATGCAGGGAAGAAGGCTCTACAGGCTGAGCGTGCCCGAGCTGAGCAGGCAGAGAAGCAACTACGTGATGTGGAAGCGGCTCTTCAGGCTGAGCAGGACAAGCATGCCGAGACCATCAAGAGCCTCGAAGACCGACTCACCGAAGGTGTAGCACTCGCGCAGCAGGCTGTCGCGGAGCGGGACCGGTTCCAGGTCGCCTATTCCAAGAACGTCCCTGCGGATCTGATGGAGTTCCTGAAGGGGACCACTCCTGATGAGCTCTCGGAGTCGGCGGACAAACTCATGGCGCATGTCAATGCGCCGAAGACTCCCAAGCCTGATCCTTTCCAGGGATCGTCTGGGAACGAGCCTCCTGCCAATCCTGGCCGGGAGCTCCTCAACCAAATCTTTAAGAACCCTTAGGAGGGGACCATGGCTGTATACAGCTCCGACCTGACCGGCATTCTGCCGGAGCAGACACTTGACGGAATCATCGAGGGAACGAAGACCCGTTCGACCATCATCGCGCTGTCTGATCAGGACCCGATGAAGTTCGGCAAGGTCAATCTTGTCACGTTCGACGAGGATCCGGCTGCCGAGTTCGTCGAAGAGGGCGGGAAGAAGTCCTCGGAGGACATCAAGCCGGGCACCGCTCAGGCTGTGCCTCACAAGGCTGTCGTCACGTACAGGACCTCGGATGAGTTCATGTGGGCGAACGAGGACTACCAGCTCGGCATCCTCGACAAGTTCGCAGAGAAGGCGGCTCGGGCTCTCGGTCGTGCTCTCGACCTGGGTGCGTACTTCCGGGTCAACCCGAAGACCGGCAACGAGATTGGGACGTGGACGAACTACGTCAACGCGACGACCAACCGTGTCGAGATCGCCGCGGACTCAGATTCGGAACTTATCGTTGAGACAGCTGTCGGACTGCTCGTTCCCAACGGTATCTCTGCCACCGGCATCGCACTGTCGCCCCAGCTCGCCTGGGACCTCGCGACGGTCCGCTACTCGGATGGTCGCAAGAAGTACCCCGAGCTGGGCTACACGATTACGCCCACCGCGTTCGAAGGACTGTCCGCGTCCACTTCAACGACAGTCACCGGGAAGGCACGCGACAAGGACACCACAGACAACGGTGTTCGTGCGATCGTGGGCGACTTCAACGAGGGACTGCGTTGGGGTATCCAGCGCGAGGTTCCATTCCAGGTCATCCCGTACGGCGATCCGGACAACACGGGACGGGACCTGAAGGGCCACAACGAGGTCGCGCTGCGTGCCGAGGTTGTGTACGCCTGGTACGCCTTCACCGATTCTTTCGCGGTGATTGAGAATCCTCCGGTGGGTGGCTGATCGTGGCCCGCTATAGGAACACAGTGACAGGGATCGTGGTGTCCACCGAACGGGAGCTTGATCCTCGGGTCTGGAAGCTCGTCGAAAAGTCGAAGCCGGTCGCACGGACCAAGACTTCGAAGTGAGTGTGGGGAGAAGGCATGGAATTTGCGACCGTCCAGGATGTGTCTCGTCGCCTCGGGCGTGAGATAACGTCCGCATCAGAGCTCGCGCAGGTCACTGCGTGGATCGATGACGTCAAGGCTATGATCCTTGTCCGTCTCCCCACCGTCGAGGCCCGTGTCGAAGCCGGGGACTTGCCTGTCGCTGTGCTGTCGAGTGTCGTGTCGACCGCCGTCATCCGGAAGGTCAAGAACCCGGACGGGAAGCAGAACGAGAGAATCGACGACTACAGCTACGGGCTGACGGCTGATGCCGCACGCGGTGAGCTGTTCTTGACGGACGCCGAGTGGGACCTTCTGGCGGCACGGCGGACGTCTGAAGCGTTCTCAATCCAGACCGTGTCACCGGCCCGCAGGTCTGCCTGGTGGGAGGGATTCGGATGACCATTCATACCGCCCTACTGGCGGGCCGTGCCGCGGCGGAGCGTCTCATGCGGGCCACGATTCTGGTGGAGCGTGAGACGGGACCCATCGTGTACGACGAGGACGGGGCGAACCCTCGACGGGAAGCTGTCACTGTCTACCGCGGCCGCGGAAAGGTCCAGTCCTACGAAGGGCACGAGCAGCCCGTCACGGCGGCTGGACAGGCGATTGCGATGCTTCGCACCCGCGTCGATGTTCCTGTCGGTTCTGGCCCCTTCATCCCTGGAGACCGGGTGAAAATCCTTGAGAATCCAGACGACCCGATACTCGAAACAGTTGAGCTAAGGATCGCAGCTTTGGCGCCTTTCAAGAGTATGGCGACCGCGTACAGAGTTTTCGCTGACATCGTGAAACCCAACTCGGGGGGCGCCCATGGTTGAGATATCGATCGACAATCGTGAGCTTCGGCTCCTCGCTAAGGATATGAGCGACGTTCCTCGAAAGCTTCAGAAGGAGATCCCGCCCATCGTCAAGAAGGGCGCACTCAACATCAAAGAAGCTATGAGGAAAGACCTCATGGCGTCTTCCTATTCCGGTATCAACTATGTTGCATCAACCGTGAGTTTCGATGAGCTCGATGGTGGTTTCGCGGCTGTCATCGGTCCATCGTCAGGTCGTGGTCGAGGGAAAGGATCTCTCGCGAATGTCGCCTATTTTGGGACGTCGCGCGGAGGTGGGACGGTGCGCGATCCGAAGGAGGCCTTGGCGGACGAGGAAGACAACTTCCTCACCCATTTGGGCAAAGTCGCGGGAGGTGTTCTTGATTAACGCCGCCCGTGCCGCGCTCGCGGACGTTCCCGTTCCTGTTTTCGATTCGTTTGTTTCTGATGAGGAGTTGCAGGATACGTACATCCTGTTGATCTCCCCCTTGCCTAATGAGGGCGACGAGTCGCCACTGTCGGGCTCGCCTTCACAGGCTGACCTGATTGTCCGGGCTGTTGGTGTTTCAGCAGACCAAGTCCGTGCGCTCTTGTCCGAAGTGCGGTCTCGACTGCGTGGATTGCATGTCGCGTCGGACTGGCAGCGGTTCGCTTTCCAGTGGGTGGGTTCGCCCCGTCCTATCCAGGTTGATGGGCAGTCGAAGAACCGGTTGGGGACATTCCCTACCTATTTGGACGACGAGTTCGTCGTGTATATCGAACAGATTTAGGAGATCTTATGGCACTGGTCAGTGCTCGAGTGAAGAAGACCGGGGAGATCGTGAAGATTCCCGAGTCGTGGCTCACTCATGACAGGCTCGGCGCTCCGTATGAGGCTGAGACAGTAAAAACTAAGTCTTCCGTCAAGTCGGAGACGTCGAAGGAGAAGAAGTAATGGCAGGATTCAAGACGATTGCGGATGAGCGGATCCGCCTCGATGTCCTCCAGGTGGCGGGAGAGGTTGACCTTCGTAACCTGAAGGTGACTGACCTCGCGGGGGCGGTCAAGGTCTCGTGTCACATCCTCAAGCAGGACTATGCTCTCGGGGCAACCGGGCAGGCAACGGTGGCAGAGATCGAGATGTGTAAGCCTGGCGAGGGGCAGGCGCCTGGTGCGATCACGTACGCGGGGAGCGTGACGATCCCCCGCTATCTGACGGACGCGGGGATCCCGGATGCGGAGGCTGACTTCGCGTACGAGCTGTTCCGGACGCCTGGTACGCAGCTCGTTCTCGTGGAGCGTGAAGGACCTCTCGAGTCGGCTGCGTGGGCGACCGGGCAGGAATACTCCGCGTACGAGGTGACCACGCTTGCGCCGATTCCTCCGTCGGATCGCTTTGCTGGCTACATCAAGCGGCAGGTTCCGCTCGCCATCGGTTCTGCTTTCTCTGGCGTGATAGCTGCGTCGTAGGTAAGAAGCTGGGGTTGGCTGGATTGATGCCTGGTATCCCGATCCAGCCAACCTCTAAGTATCGGGACCAGGTCACGACGTGAAGGGATACCAGTTCCATGATTGATGAAGATGTTGAGTTTGGCCGTCATGACAAGGTCGATGATGAGGTTGAGCAGTTCGCCGGAGAAGCCGCTATGAGCTTGTCTGCAGAAGATGCAGAGCTGGAGGCGTTGAAGGCCGCGAGTGAGAAGAAGCGGCTGGCGAAGGCTGTTGACGAAGCGGCGAAGGATTTTGATTTTGAGGCGTTTGTGTCCGGTGTGCGGTCAGCGCGGATTTCTTACCGGTTGTATGGTCGCCCGGATTTGGACGTTCAGATTTCTGCTTTGTCTAATGATTTGAGGGAAGCGATAGGGGTTGGGTCCTCGTCGCTGATGCGGGAGCTGAAACGAAAGATCATTGCCGTCAAAGAGGACTATTTTGCGTCTGCAATGGATGTGGTTATCGAGGAGCGGTCTACTGATTGGCAGGCTCGGGAGAAGAAGCTGATGGTGGAGGCCGGAATCACGGACCCTCATAGGCAGGTTCTGGAGTTGGTCGCACGGCAGGTTGTGGAGCCTTCCGGTGTGACGGCGGACTTGCTGGAGCAGTTCAAGACGATTTCACCGACTCAGATCCAGGGCCTGGTGAGTGCTTGGTCCACTTTGCAGAACATTGATCCGAAGGGCCTGCCGGTTTTTTGAGCAGCGTTCTCGCACACGCACATAATTTGCAGTGGCTGATCGGATTGCAGACGGCTAAGGAATGGAAGGTGCGGCCACTGGAGTATTTCGGTGTGGAGAGGGAGGGACCGTGGACGCAGACTGACCGGGTTCTTGCCGAGGCGCTCGAGATCCATGGCCGTAACACATGTCCTGATTGTGGCCATCATGCGAGGGTTGCCTATGACGAAGATCTGAATGGTTGGTTCGAGGTCGAAACGTCTGTGTGCGAAGCGTGTGCCGTGCGAGAGCGCTGGTTGAAGGAAGAGGAGAAACGTTCAAGCGAGCCTGGAACGAAGGTGCGTGTCGGCCTCGACCCGAGCAGGGCCTAGTCGATCCAGACCCTCACGTTCCACGAGTCGTTCTCTTGGGTTGCGTTGCAGATCCAGTTCGAACGGATATTCGCCCCAAACGAGTTCTCGGCGTCGACTGTGCCACCGAAACTCCACCCGTCACTGTTCTCGGTTTTCGAGGTGACCTTGATGTCAGCGGTTGATGGTGCTTTCAGCCGATTTGAGACTTCGGTCGTGCATGCGCGTTCAGCTGAGTAGGCGGACAGTGCATCTTCGTCGTCGCCTTGAAGCATTCCGAATAGGACTAGGCCCGCAATGAGGAAAGTCAGAACTAGTGAAAGCTTCAGTACAGCAGTGAAGCATCCTTTCAGGTCCTCTGCGCTGATCGGGTCTCCGTTTCCAGAGGTCATACGGCATCCACTTTCACTTAAAGAAACTCAACAGATCCAGTGTTGCATGATCGGAGGGCTCTCGTGACGAAACGAACTATTGATGTCCTGCTCCGTGCCAACGTTGCCGAGTTCACAGCGAACATGAATGCGGCGTCGAAGTCGCTCGACAAGCTCGTCAAGGACTCTGACAAGTACAGCACGACAGCGACGACGGGACTGGGCCGCATGGTTCAGTCGATGGATCTTCAGCGAGAGCAATGGGCACAGGCGGGCACCGCCTTGACCGCGTTTGGTGTTGGGTCGGCTGCGGCCCTTGGGGCGTCCGCAAAGGCTGCTGTCGACTGGGAATCATCCTTCGCTGGTGTGCTCAAAACCGTTGATGGCTCTGTCGTTGAACTCTCGGCTCTTGAGGAGGGTCTGCGTGGGATGGCTCGCGAACTGCCTGCCTCGCATGCTGAGATCGCTTCGGTTGCCGAGGCGGCGGGACAGCTGGGCATTGAAACCGCGAACGTCCAAGGGTTTACGCAGGTCATGATTGACATGGGTGAGTCGACGTCGATGAGTGCCGAGGAGGCCGCGACTCAGCTCGCCAGGTTCGTCAACATCATGGGATCGAGCCAGACCGAATTCAGCAATATCGGTTCGGCGGTCGTTGCGCTCGGTAACTCCTTTGCCACGACTGAGGGTGAAATCGTGGCCATGTCCATGCGCCTGGCCGGTGCTGGCGCACAGCTTGGGCTTTCCGAAGCGGACGTTCTCGGTCTCGCCACTGCCATGTCATCCCTCGGCATCGAATCCGAGGCTGGTGGCACAGCGATGTCGCAGACCATGATCCAGATGCGCAACGCGATCGATGATGGTGGAGAGTCTCTTGAGGCGTTCGCGACCGCTGCCGGTATGTCCTCGGACGAGTTCTCGAAGCTATTCCGGGAATCCCCCGCAGATGCGATTCTCGCGGTCGTGACCGGCCTTGGCGAGCTTGAAGCGCAGGGTGTGAACACGTCGAGCATCCTCGAGGATATCGGTGCTACTGGGCTACGTCAGGCTGATGCTCTCCGCCGACTTTCCGGCGACGCAACGATCCTTGGAGACGCTTTCCAGATGGCCAATGGGGCCTACGCCGAGAACACGGCGCTCGCCGAGGAAGCCGCGCAGCGTTACGAGACTGTCGCGTCACAGCTGAAGATGGCGAAGAATGCGGTCGTTGATGCGGCGATCAGCTTCGGCCAGGTTCTCTTGCCAGCCGTCAGTGGCGCGGCCGAGGGCGTGCAAGCGTTTGCTTCCTTCGTGGCCGACCTGCCCGCCCCCTTACAGGCCGTGGCCGGGGGTCTTGGCATCACCACGACGGCGGTCGCGCTGGCTGGTGGGGGTTTCCTTCTGCTTGCGCCTCGGATCTATGACACGGTGATTGCTTTCCAGGCTCTCCGTGGCGTGAACTTCATGCAGATGGCTGGCGGGCTTACTGGTATTGCTGGAGCGGTCGGCAAGTTCGGTGCAATCGGCGCTGGAATCGCCGCGATTGCACTCGTCGCTGACTCAGTGACCGGCATCAATCAGATGAACGTTGTTGCTGTGGAGGACATGGCAGACGCACTCACAGCGATGGGCACCTCCGCAACGACAACAAATGATGCGCTGTCGAAGCTGTTCACGTCCAAGCATGCTCTTCCGTGGCGCAAGAAGGACATCGATTCTTTCGCGGATGCTCTCGACCATCTCGAGTCCCGCTTCCAAAGCCTGTTCGGTGACGGGTTCGGGGACAAGTTCGATCGAGTGACAGATCCAGGCAAGTTCGAGAGAATCACGGCCGAGATATCGCACTTTGACGAGGCGTGGGCCCAAATGGCGAACTCCGGGAACGCCGATATCGCAGCTGAACAGTATGCACAGATGGTTGACCTGATGATCAACTCCGGCGCGTCTGTCGCGGAAGCAACCGGCTACTTCCAGACCTATCAGAAGGCCGTGTTTGACGCTGGCGAAGCCCTGCCTGGCGTCATCGCGAACTGGGAAGAGATGCGCGCACTGATGGGTGGAGGAGCCCCCATCCAGTTACCCGACGGGTCTACTGTCTGGAACTTCGCAGAAGGGATGGATGCTGCCGCGCAAGCGACTACCGAACTGACGGCGGCCGCGGAAGGGCTCGGAATATCCGAAGAGGCCATGATCGGGATCTATGATTCCCAGGTTCGCTCCCTGCAGGAGATTATTGACAAGCGTCGTCAGCTCGCTGGCGAGGCCATGTCCCAGCTGGACCTGGAGCGCAATCGTTGGGAAATCATGGAGGGCCTCACCGAGGCTGCTGAACACCAGGACGTCGCCTTCGACAAGTTAGCGGGCACGTTCAATGTCACGAATGACGCGGGATGGAATGCCCACCAGATGTCTGAGGCGTGGACTCAGGCGATGTGGGATGAAGCTGAAGCGATGCGAGGCAGAGGTGAGGAGTATCCGGCGATCATGGCGCGCATGGAGGAGATGCGTGCCGAGTATGAGAACCAGATTGCGGGATTGCAGGGAGTCGGAGATAAAGCGGGCGAGGTTGCTGACTCGTACGAGATGATTCCAGAAGACATCGCTACAAGGATGTTCCTTGAGACAGCTCCAGCGACACAAGAGCTGAACGGCATGCTCCTTGAAATTGACCAGGCGTCGGGAGAGATCACGATCAATGGCCGCACGGTCGATGCGCAGGAATCGTTGGCTGAGCTCCTCGGTTTGATCGCTGACCGTGATGGCATGGTCGATATCAATGGCAACTCGTATCCGGCGGAGATGACTCTCGCGGATTGGCTTCTCGACGCTAACGGGCAGGAGGCGATCCCGGATATCTCTGCCGATGATGACCCCGCCCGCCGAATCCTTAACGCGCTCATGGGTGATGTTGATATTGCTTATGAGGAGGTCACTCTTGGGGGTGACGACGTGCAAGGACGTTCGATCCTTTCCCGCCTGATGGGGGATGTTGGGCGTTCTCGTGAAGACGTGACCATTAGTGGCGATGACAGTGTGGGCCGTGGCGTCCTGACAGCATTTGGGTCGAGGATCCGGAGTACCAGGGAAGATGTGACGGTTGGCGCGAACACGAGTCTGGGCGAATCCTTGTTTGCCGGAATGCTGAATAGGATGCGTGGCCGGAGTGTGACCGTGGGCGTCGGGATCCGTGGAGCCGCGCTCTACGCTGACGGCGGTTACACGGGGCCTGGCGGGAAGTGGGAACCTGCAGGGATCGTCCATCGCGGTGAGGTCGTCTGGTCACAAGACGATATCGCCCGGGCTGGAGGTGTCGATGTTGTTGAAGCGATGCGGTTAGGTCTGCGTGGATACGCCGGTGGTGGGTACGTCTCTGCTACCCCGAGCCGACCGGTCGTCAACGTGGCCGCGCCATCGCTGGAAGGGATGCAACTGACCGGCAGTCTGCGGATCGGTGACTCCCTGCATGAGATCGTGGACGGCCGGATCGAAGCCGCTCAGCGGAAACAGCGGATCGTGGCGAGGAGGCCTTGATGGATATTCGTCAGATGCCGTGGGCACTGTTAGGCGACATTGACCAGCATGAGCTGCGTGCGCTCAACGGCAAGACTCGGATCCCGTTCCGGTGGGAGCCTCCCCATCGGGTCGACGGACAATCACCTGTCAGTCTCGTTTGGCCGTACTCTTCCAGGTTCCCGGTCTCCCGGTCGACGACGGCGATAGCTCAACCGTTCCAGGTCACTGCCGTCACCACCGGCGAGGACACTCGCCGTCTCCTAGATCTGCTGGAGGCCGGCTACCCTGTCGGGCTCTACCATTCTCTGTTTGTGTGCGACATCGAGGACTGCGACATCCCGGAATTCGAGGTCGTGTACGTGGATTCCTTCGTGCGCTCACGGACGGACCGAACAGACGTTCAATCGACACGGTGGGAACTGTCGCTCGTTCCGGCCGATCCGGCCTATGTAGAAGTCCCACCGGGCGCCCCATGGTCGGATCTGCTTGCTGACCAGGATGCGTGGGGGGCGATCAACACTGGCGTATGGGAGGACCTGTTATGAGGGACGCACCAGACCCGCGCAGACACATCCACGTGGAGTCGTGGCTCGACGTCACGAATATCGATGGGGCTGTCGGGGCATTCCCTCTCATTGATGGCAGCGTGACAGGGAAGGCAATGCCAGACCGGACCGGTGATTATGTCCTGGACGCCACCGTTCCTCACGAGTGGCGAGGAGTGGATCTCGTGCCACGCCAACCCGGGGACTGGTTCTCGTGTTTCGGTCAGGAGGCCCAGGTCAGGTGGGAGCTGAGGGCGGGCTCGGACTCGTGGACGGTCCGGTCAACCCGGTTCATCCTCGAGGACCGTGAAGTCGATGAGGCCATCGTGGTGTCCGGGCATGGACTGTTGTCGCGAACGTGGGGGCGGAAGCGACCGAACGCTCGACAATGGAGGGCCGCGCTCGCCAGAGACGTCCTTGGCAGTGTTCTCGCACAGAACCGGGTACCGCTCAGGGTTGACTCGTCGATGCCAAAGGACGAGCTTCCATTCTTGTGGACCCAGGGAACGGATGATTGGCAGGCCGTGCTCGACATGCTTGAGGCGGTCTCCGGGATACTGAGGGAGGACGAGTGGGGTGCGGTCCTCACCGGCCAGCCACCCGCCATCACGGAGCCCGTGGTGCGGTTAACGGATGGGGATGCCGGGACGATCGTCCGGTTACCTCGGTCTTTCAGGCGGACCGACATCACGAACCATGTCGTCGTGCGTGGCACTGACAGTTTCACTCAGCAGGATTTCAATGCCGAAGCAAGGCACCGAGAGGGTCCGTTGGACCCGGAAGGGCCGTACGGGTATGTGACGGAAGAGATCAACAACGACGCCATCACGCGTTTGGCGCAGGCCCAGCTCGTCGCGACCAACACTCTCGTCCATCGGGCGAGATACCGGGAGATGTTGCGGGTTGAGACAGTCACAGACTGGCGACTTGAACTGGATGACCCTGTCGAGATCCGGAAGGGCGCGGATGTGTGGTGGGGGCGAATCACCGCGATCTCCATGCCTGTCTCAGGCCAGGGGACCATGACCTTGGAGGTGGGCACCGAATGACGACCATGCTTGGCTCATATCCTGAACCATCACGATCCGCCAGCGGGGAAGCCGTCCGTATCGGTGTTTTGAAAAGACTCACCGAGGGCGGGTTGACCGCGATCGTGACTCTCGCAGGAGCAGAGTTCGAACTCCCGATCCTCCCAGGCCGCTACACCGAGGGGGCTACTGTATCGATCCTGGAGTCGAACGGGAAACCCAGGAGAGTGATCGGTCCTGCAGGGACCTGGCCTGAGTCGCTCGAGGCTGATAGTGCTGCACCGATCGTGACGGCCATGCCTCAATACGTTCCAGAAGAGATGACGGACGAAGAACGCGACCTTGTCTATGGCGCGGACGAGCGGATCAGCCAGGTCGCACAAGATACGGATGAGGCCTTGTCGCAACTCTCGACGGACCTCGCCAATCTTGGAGCATCGAAGAACTCGACCACGTTTTCCCCTTACGCTCCAGGATCCACTCCCGGCCAAGAAGGAGATCTCTGGTTCCAGCTCGCCCCGGATGGCAACGCGTCACTTGTCTGGCGATACGTGGGCGACACGTGGGCGATATCGAAGCTTGCAGAGACTGTCCTTGGTGACGTTTCACTAGCGAAACTTCGGGCTGGATTCGGGAAGATTGACGAAGCTGTTATCACCAAACTTGGTGTGGATGGGTTGGATGCTCGCGCGATCCGTACCTCGGTCTTGCATGTCGCGGCCGGGAACTTGATCCCTAATGGGGATGGACAGATCAACAATTCGTTCACGTCGTCCTGGGTGTGGTCCGATGGTGATGTGCCAGCGGGCTCGTCTGCTCAGGCTGGTTGGACGTCCACGACGGGCGGCGGTCTTCTGCACGGCAACACAGACGCGAGGATTCGCGTTGATCCGAATGAAGAATATCTGCTGACGTTCTGGGCAAAGGCATCGTCTGCCGGTACGTTTCGGTTCGCGATCCAAACCCGCGATGCGGCCTACCAGCCGGTTGACTATTTTTATCGTGGCCCGACCTACTCTGTCGGGCCTGAGTGGCAGAAGTATGAACTGTCGATCCCGCCGGCATGGTTGGCGGGACCATTTGTGGAGCTGGACCTTCGTAACGCCACCTCGCCGTCCATCCGGACAGCCGGCTGGGACTTGCGTCCGAAAGTCGGTGGCAGACTGGTGGTTGATGGTGTCATCGATGGCAAGACTGTCGTTGGCGCAGAATTTTGGACGTCGTCGAACACTGCGAACGCTGTCAGGATGAATCAGGACGGCATCTCCGCCTTCATTAACGGTGTCGAGCAAGTACGTCTCTCTCAGAACGTTGAGGGTGGGCTGGCGGTGAGGAATCCGTTCACTGGGACGCTCGTTCCTCTGACGAAGACCGCGTTCGGAAACGTCGTGATGGCGCCCACGCGTGCGCTTGGAATTCCGGCGGCGTCGGATCGGTGGACTGACCCGACAACGGGCGAGATCATCGGCAGATTCACGACAACAACCACCAGGTACATGGTGTTGATCGGTGGCACTCTCGACATCGCGTCTATCAACTCCGGATTCTCGGTCCACGCCTTAGGTGCGCGGTTCGTCAACGTCACGACCGGTGCTGAGTATTGGACTGCCTCTTCGGCCTTTGCCGGACCCGTCGCACCAGACGCGAGACTCAACGGCGCGACATACACGGCCGCGGGAGGACTGTCGATCATTACGACGATCCAACTCCCTGCCAACGTGGCTTTCGACGTGGACCTGCGCTATCGGGCGATGAAGCCGTCGGGAATCACCGGAAATGCGACAGTCCTTGACCGTTCCATCCTCCTTATGCCCATCCATTGAAAGGAAGCCTCATGGCAAATGCTGAACTCTACGATCATGCCGACCTGCTTTACTCGAGTCCAAGGTTCCGGCAGGTGGTGCAGGTCGCCGCGATTGAGGTTGGGCTTACATGGGACGAGGAAGTCGTCCTAGACGTGCTCAACACTCCGTCGATGAAGTCGTTCTTCGCGACATTCAAGGAGTGGTCTGTGACGCTGCTTGAGACTGGCCGCGATCGGGACCCCAACGTGACCGCAACAATTGACTCTGCGATTCGGGAGGCCGTCTCTCACGTCAAGGATGCTCGTGTCTCGGGAGGGGCGTCATGAGATCGACGGTGAAGGGCCATCAGATCACCGAGATCACTGATGGTCCGAAGAACATTGATACTGCGCTCACGGCGTTGTCGCGGTCTGTCGCAGATCTGCCTGGCGCGGACTCGCTAACCAAAGCGAACCAGATCGCAGCGGAAGCGACGTCGTGGCCGGTGCACGTGTGGCGAACTGATTTACATGCCCACCACGTGAAGGAGACTCCGTCCGGTGAGTGGATGCAGTCGGGCGGCCAGGATTTCTATTGTGAGGCTGAGGTCGCTCGATCCATGGACAATGGCGAGACGGCGGATCTTCATGTTGATGGTTTCAATCTGCGGTCGGAGGGCTGGGCAGTGTCTGGGGGTGGGATTGTGATCCCGTCGACGGGCATGTGGACCCTCGAAATCTACGGGCGTATGGATGGGATCGTCTCTACCACTCCGGGGCGGAGGTTTTTCTCGTACCGGGTTGATTCGAAGGTCCACAACCAGAAGTTCCATATCCCTGATGATTCGTCGGGCGGCGGGTCGTCGACCAAGCTCATCGAGGCGGGGCAGGTCGTGTGGTTCCGCTGCTATAACGGTACGGGTGCACGCCGAGCGGTTTATGCGGACGTCACCATCTTCAAGGTGGGTAATCCGAGGCTGGTGGGCTGAGCCGTGACACGTGACCCGTCCAAGCGCAGCCTTGCCCTCACGTGCATTGGCTTATCGTTTCTCTTTCAGGGGCTCGTGGTTCTTACCGATCCCCTTGTGCCACCAGATCATGCGGTCCTCCACATGATGATTCCAGTCCACGTCCGTGCCTTCCTGTGGACCGGATGTGGGCTGGTGACGATCATCTGGGCATGGGCTAAACATTGGCAGTGGGTCGCGGTCGTCGCGGCCGTGGTCATGCCGCTCGAACGCCTCATCAGCTACCTGTGGAGCACTTTGCATTGGCTTATCCCGGGTCCGCCTGGAGGCACCGCATGGTCCTTGGTGGACGCCGGCCGGTGGGCGTCCTTGGTCGCTCTGATCGTTGTCATCGCTGGCTGGGTCGAATGGGACCGAGCAGGAGGAGACGCGGATGACTCCTGAAATTCAGGTTCTACTTGGTCTTATTACGGTGGCCGGCGTCATTATTGGGGCGGTCATTACTGGCCGCTATGCCGAGCGCAAAGCGCGCCTGGAGACGGAAGCGTCTCCCTACGAGGCACTCGCTGAACGAGTGACAAAGTTGGAGCAGCGCACCGCGGTTCTCGAAGCTGAGCAGGAGAAGGACCGCGCCTACATTCGCCGTGCGGTGCCGTGGATCGCGCTCCATGCTGATCTCGCTTTGTCGCCTCCACCTGTCCCGCCTGACTGGTGGACAGACCACTGAGCCCGCCTATCTGGCGGGCTTTCCTATACCCCGAAAGGACTACGTTATGCCCGAAATTATTCCCGATGCAGACATCGACATTGATCCGCAGAAACTTGACTGGCTTGCCGCTGAGGATATCGAAGAAGGTGAAGGCGAATGAAAATTTATAGTCGGACGGAATGGGGCGCTAAGTACCGTGACGGTGTCGCAGACCGGTCCGCATTCGTGGGTCGGCTCGACAAGTGGGCGCACCACACTGTGACAGCGCAGCTCAGCGAGGGTGCAACCGTCGCGCAGGAGATGGCGCAGATGCGCGCGATTGAGGCGGTCGGGCAATCACGGTTCGGTGCAGGCATGTCCTACACTTTCCTCGTATTCCCGTCTGGTCGCGTCTACCAGGGAGTCAGCATTAGCCGACTTTCTTACCATACGGGGCAGGGCCGCAACGCTAATTCGGTGGCGATCTGTTATCCCGGCAACTACGAGACGCACCAGCCGACGAAGTCTCAGCTCGACGCGACCGCAGAACTCCTCCGCTACGGCGAAGAGAAGAAGTGGTGGACGCAGCGGAAGATCGACGGCGGACATCGTGACCTCAAAGCGACCGCCTGCCCAGGACGAAACTACTACGGCAAGATCGGTGCGATCAATCTGGCCGCGGCAGGCACCGCGAAGGTTCCTCCGGTGTCGAGCGTGAAGCCGACGTCGAATCCGATCACGAAGATCAAGCTCCCCAGGTCGCACACGGATAAGGCCGGCGTCGCCGCGTACGTTAAGGCGCTCGGCTACTCGTCGGTCAAGGCGTATCAGGCGGGACAGCATTACTATCCCGGCCTGCGTGTGGACGGCTCCTGGGGGCCACTCACGCAGGCACACGCCGAATGGGTCGCGACCCTGCAGACTGCGCTCAACCAGTGGAAGGCCGTAATTCGTCTCGGCCGAACAAAGGTCGACGGCGACTTCGGGCCGTTCGGCATCCGATGTGTAGACGCCGTGATCGCGAGCAACTTTAACGGCGCTTACACGAAATTAGTCAAGTCGCTCTACGGCGCTAGTGCTCGTCCCGTCAACGACAAAACACCCGGCAAAGCGGTCTGCAAGATGCTCGGGATCCCCGCTCACCCGATGACGAAATGAAGGAGTTCTAATGTCTAAGTCTGTAATTCCCGCGCATGTGCGTGACTGGCTCTATCCGGTCTTGCTTGCCGCGATCGCCTTATTGGGCGGGTACGGCTTTATTGCTGAAGACACGCTTCCCCTTTGGGTAGCCCTCGCTGGCGCACTTCTTGGGGTTGGCACCGCAACCGCGTACAGGCCAGGAAGAAGCCCTGAAACTGCACCAGACCTTTCGGAGAACGGTGGGGCTCATGCCGATTCTGACAATTGATGCAGCTCGCCTGAATGGCACTCCCAGCTCGGGAACAATACGGATCCGTGCATCGCGTTCGCCAATTTTGGACAGCGTGGGGCATGTCGTGCATTCTGGGATCCAAGGTTTCCCGATCGGTGAGGACGGGAAACTCTCTGTGGAGCTTCCCGCGACGGATGACCCTGCGCTGGGGGCCGAGTTCACGTACACCATTGAGGCGATCCTGTTTGAGGGGAAGTGGATCTATCGTGATGTGCGCATCCCTGATGGGACGATCACGATCGATTTGACGGAGGCCCCGACGTCGAGCGTCACGGTCTATCCGACGCGCGCGGAGTGGGAGGCCCTTGTCAACCCTGTGGTCGAGGAGGCTCGGGTGATCGCGGGTCGCGCTGAGACAGCGGCGGCCGCGGCGGAGTTCGCGGCGGAGGAGGCTGAGGCGACGATCGTGGCGCAGGGAGACTGGGCTGGTGCCGTGGACCTGGCTAGCTTGGCTGCCCGACCGAACTATCTCAGGGCCCGCCTGACGGGCAACGTGACGGTCACCCTGCCCACGCCTGGACCGTCGAGGGCGTTCACGGTCACCCTTGACCTCACCCAAGACTCTACGGGCGGCAGGACGCTCGCCCTGCCGGGTGTGGCGACGGCGTGGGCGGTGGGGATCGTCCCACACCCCGACCCCGCTTCACGAAGCATCATCCATCTGATGTGGACTGGTATCACGTGGGTAGGGATGATGGCCGCCACCAATATCGGGATCCCGGCGGGAGGTGCAATCTGATGGATGCTCTCGCCAAACTCGACACCGTGAGTGCCGAAATTCTGTCGGCGGGTGGGCGTGTGACTGGTGTGGAGCCTCTCGCCCACCCCGAAACCCCGCATGTGATTGTGGCGCACCGCGTCACCGTCTCATCCCCCACTCCCGACGTGGATACGGTGGTGCGCCAAATCCTGGCTGACCATCACGTCTCCACGCGTGGCCTGGTGCCCTGGCTGGACCCCGACATCGTGGAAGGAGCAGAAGATGAGAGCAATATCGACTGACCGGCGTCTCGAAGCCATCGCAGGGACACCCGTATTGGATCTGACGTCGTACAGGCAGATGGCCCGAGGCAATATCCGAAGCATCGTCTTTGTGGGTCTGCCATCCTCAACACCGGCCTCATTCCGGATTGCGATGCAAAGTGTCCCGGCCATCGACTTCAACTGCTACATTTTGTCCACCGGTGCACGAGTTTCAATCGGTGCGAAACGGGCAACGCTTCCAGGTGTTGATGTTTGGTATACCCTCGATTTGCCAAGCAAGGTCACGACGATTGCCGTCTCTTCCCCGCTCGATCATTCGAAATGGGATGCCCCGTTCCGCGTGGTCGCCTATGACCGGGCACTCACGGATGCGGAGGCGCTAGCGGTGGCACGCTCTCTCTCTCTCTCTCTCTCTCTCTCTCTCTCTCTCTCTCTCAGGCTGACGCCAACCCCGCACCCACACACGTCCGCCACGTCACGGATTGGTGCGTGGCAGCATGAGGGCCGGACAGACCGACCGGCGCAACCGGTGGCATGCGGGGACAGTCACCCGATACGGATTCAGTACCGGGACGCAAACGTTCGTTGGCCCGGACTCGGCGTGGCGGACGACTGCACTGCGAGTCGAGCCAGGCACGTACCTCGTGCGACGCCTCGCACCATCCTCCCGGTTCTACATCGGACAGGGGCACACCGCCCCCACATGGGGCGGGTCGTACGTGAGTTTGAGCGAGTCAATCGTGACCCTCGACGCGACCGTGACAGTCAGCCAGCCATGGCTCTACGTCTACACATCCAACGCGAACGAAGACATCAGTCTCTGGATCGAACGCATCGCCTAAGCGGTGGTGTCTCGTGAGGGCCGCGGTAGTGGACGGCAGATTGGAGGCCATCGCCGGGCCTGCGCGTCTTAAGTCCCGACAGGCGGGATCTCATGTCGTGCCGTCCGGAAGCACACTTGTAGTCGCCGGGCGGCACGTCCCCAACCAAGACCAGGGGGCACAGCTTCTAGCGCAATACCACGATGGCGCGCGATGGAATGCGCTCTCGGTGACCGGATCTGGCGTCATGAATGTGAACAATATGGGGGCGGCACCCGTCTATGCGGGAGCGCTCCAGCTCGCGCACACTGCATCTACAGTGACTGTCTACATCACGACGACGGACCACCGTCGATGGGTAGGACCTATCGCAGCCGCCATCTACGACCGGGCACTGACCGATCGTGAGGCGCGCGCCGTTGCCAGGCATCTCGCCCACTACCTGCACTAGAATCAGACGCGGGGCCACACCCTGAAAGCACCCCACCCTCCCAAACACACGGGAAGGTGGGGTGCTTTTTTGTGTAACTATCAGTCTGCGGTCACCAGATTTTCCCCCCGCCTCTACGGCGGCCCATGAGCGCTATCGGTACCCCCGGCGAGACTAGGATGTTCATCCGTTGACCGTCAGTCAGCTCGACACAAACCCACTTGCCGGGAACACCTTCACCTAGCTCCAATGCGAGGAGCTCTTGCGCAGACTCCTCTTTTATCTGCCCTTCGATATCCCCGTACTTGAGATGCCATTCTGTCATGATTTCCTCTACCCCTATCTGAGCTCTAGGCTCATTTCAACCCTATATATGGCATGCGTAGATTTTTGCGAAGGGAGGTCGAAATGGGAGCTGTGCAGGGCGCAAGATGGTCTTGCGCTTGCTGGTTTTAACCGGTTGAACCGTCGATGTTTGGAGGTAATGATCGTTGGCATGGATCGAGAAACACTCTTGCACTACTGGGCGTTGATGGGGATTGAGCGGATCGACGAAGACCACCGGACACTTCAAGCCATGCAGCAGACTCCGGAGGTGGCGTGGCTCGTCGACGTCGCCACCGAAGCCAAGCAGCGCTTCCACGCGTGGGAGACGGAACACCACCCCGAACGGGTGGCGGCCGCACTGCAGGTGCCGTGA